TTAGGAGTGACAATGAGTTATTTGAGCGAAGGTACAAGTAAGACGGATTATGGCGTAGTAAGAGTAGGTAACTATATTGAAGTTGCTGATGGTATTATTAGTTTGGAACAAGATCTTGGTCCAAATGCTGATGTAATTTTTAACAAAATTGATGCTATTGAAGTATATGATAATGATGGCAGAGTTATCACCACAGTTAAGCCAACAGCCGAAGATGGTATAGATATTAATAGTGTAGTAACCACAGGTCCCGCAGTAAGTTTTAATGTGCGTAATACAGGCGTACTAAGTCTTACAGCAGGTCCAGGTATTGATATCAGTCAGAGCACTGGTAATATCACAGTTAGTGCTATAGGCGCTGACCTAATATCTGTGTATGGAACAACCACAAGTTATAAAGTCACAGAATATGATGAATATATTGGCGTCAACAGTGCCAAGGAGGCTGTAACAATAACACTGCCAACAGGTGTAGATGGTAGAATATATTATATCAAAGATGAATATGGTCCGGGCAGTGGTAAGATTACTATCGAACCACAACCAGGAGAAAAGATTGATAAAAGAGAAAGGTATATAATTAATATACCTTATCAGTGTGTGACCTGCGTGTTTAGAGCAGGGGGATGGTGGTTAATCTAAACTTTTACACCTTCACGCTCAATCACTTCACGTAGAATTTGTTCTACCATTTGGTTGAGCGTGATATCACGTTCGTGTGCCAACGTCATTAATCTAAATAACTCGTCATCCTCCAACTCTAATGGAACTTGGATACGAGTATCATAGTCACGACCCTCTACAATAGCACGACTTTTGGACATAAAATCCTCCGTAGTTTCTAAATCAATAAAATCAATATCATCCCAGGCTTGGTTAGCATAGTGTTCATTATGCTTACGAGCATAGGCCTTGTAGGCATCACGATGAGCAGGATTGATCAGTCTGTAGGCACGACTACGAGCATAGTCACATACTTCAGCCATATAAACTTCTTGAGTTTTGGTATCAAAAGTAAGGTTTAGGCTGTGCCCGTCGTAATCTTCATTCCAACTGGTCAAAGAATAGGCATTATCACCAAAACAACGCCAAAGATAGTCACTGCCTTCGGTGATACGATAATCTACAATTTCCATAAACTGTTTAAGTGTGATCATTTATGACTCCAAGTGTATTAATAAGTCTTTATTATACGACGTTTATGTTTGATTGTCAATTCTATTATTAATCAATTCTTGCCTAATTTCATCATATACCTGTATGCTGGCTAGTTCTTTGGGATTGGATAGTGTTTGCCATTCATCCTCGGTGACTTCTCTAGTAATGAATATTTCGTAATCGTGTCCATCATTGGCATATAGTCTGATTGATTCCATACCCATAACTCCGTCTGCGGCACGACGTAGGGCATCACTTAGAGTGCGTAGAGCAGTACGTTCTCCTACTATATAGGCTCGTGTTTTGGGTCCATTTGGTGGATAAATGTGTAATCTACTGGGTTTGATCATTTTATATGTTCCAATTCTTCTAGTTTGAATTTTTTATGCTTGTTGATTATAACATATTCACTGTTGTTTTTATAGCCTAATTTACCCGTTCCCCATACTATTGGATAATCGTGAAAACTGATAGCGTGATTGAATACAGCGTCCAAATAACGTCCATTACCTGTGCCCAAGGTAACAAAGGTAATATATTCTTTGGGATTGGCCTTAAAAACACGATAGTTAGCCACCAATCCACAAAACTCAACTTTTCCAGGATATCTCATTTCAGTACAAATGGGGATAAATCTTGGACTGTTCCATCGTCCTGTGTGTTTGAGTTCTTGTATTTCATCACCCTCTATGAAAGAGGGAACTGAACCGGCAAGTTTAGCCTCTTGCCAATATACCCAACGAGCATAAGATCCTTGGCAGTGTTTCAGTGCTGCTTGCCAAAAACGTTCTGGATTATGCGCTTTTTGATAGGCCAAGGCCCAAATAAGCCTACCCAAATTTATAGCGTGGGCACGACATAGGCCAAAATGACTGAGTTCTTTTAGTGCTTGAAATACTTCATTCTTTCTAGGATGATCTCCTACCAAAGTCATAAATTCAAACATCTTTTCTTCATTTTTTTTGGCAAAAGCACGACGCCACATATCCGCAGTATAATTGTCACAGCCTAATATGTCTGATATGATCTCAATAGCATCATCTTCAAACACTATGGTATCCTGAAATCCATCTTTACTCCAGTCTTGAAAGAAACTGGCCTTACGACGTCCCTGTGTGGCCACTGGTCTGATTAGGGCTGTGGCTAATGTACAATCGCTTTTACTCTGTGGTCTTATAGCTCTGAATAATCTACGCATAGCAGGACTCTCACCCTGTGTTACACCCAGTATATCACCTCTACTTAATAATTCACTAGTTTTAGTATCGTATTCAGGATAGTCACTTAATTCACGTTGCTCTATTTCCCATAGTTGGCTAAGTCCTCTGTTGGCTAGTATGTCAATTTTAAAATGTTCCAGATCTTCAATTTCATATTTGTCCAATAATATCTGATTCTCCGCATTGATTAGGCTTTTGGGCACTGCTCTATCAAATATCAATATGCCACCGCAGTGTTTGCTAATACAGCGTTTTTTGCCTAAAAGTTTTTTGGCCAATCGTTCAGCATCTTCTTTAAATTCGGGGACTGCTTCTTCTAATTTAAAATTACGTTTGAGTCGGCCTTTAGCACCATATCGTTTGGCTGCTTCTCGTAGGGCAGACTTTTCCTTATAGGTTACATAGTTACTCACTCTAGCACTACGGCCAGGCCAATGACGAAATATACGATTCATCACGGTTTCCTGTTGCCAGTGAGGAAAATCTAAATCTATGTCAGGTAGGTCATCACGCTTTGGATTCATAAAACGTGCTAGTGGTATGCGTTCTGCTACAGGATCTACATCACTAATACCTAACAACCAGCATATTAGACTTGATCCTGCTGATCCTCTGGTTATATGTGGAATATCTTTAGTTAAGTTTAGTATTTCCACCACACGTAAAAAGTGTTTGGCAAATCCTAAACGTGCTATAATTTCTAATTCTTCTTCTAATCTAGTTTCGTATTTTTTATCTTCGGGAAGTTGCCTAACAAATTTATCTACTAATGTTTCTAATTCTTTATATCTTTGTTCCATTATTGCCTCATATTGCCTAAAGCAATATTTAATAACAGAACAAAGATAATTTTTTATTTTTGAATAGCAGCCTTCATTCTTTCTTCATCAGTGAGTTCATAACACTTGGGTTGTCTGTTAGGATCACGAAGAATCTCGTATTCCGACCTTGGCTTGTATCTGTATTTTACATACTGAAATACTACCCAAGTTCCAAATGCCATACTAACAACGGCAATATGACCAATCATATTAAAGCCAATGTAGTATAACTCTCCAGCCCATAAGCCAAAGGCCAAACACCAAAAACAGGCCAACATTATACTGAATAGGTATCTTGTGGACCCAGGAGCATGACGCAGTCCATTTCGATTGGGATCCAGTAACTCTATTCCAGCCTTATATAAAGCAATAATAAATTTAATTAATCCAAACATTTGTGTGTCCTTTGTTAAAATATAAAAGGGACCTAAGTCCCTTTTTATCCATTTTGGTGGATTAGAAACGATGTACGATACCAAAACCAACTTGGCTTACATCATTGGCTGCTACCTTAGCATCTACGCTACGATATGCTACTACCAAATCTGTACGCTTGCTCAAATGATAATCTACACCAATTGCGTAAGCATCTACGTCACGATTGGTACGACCATAACTGGCCTTAGCAGTCATGTTACCGATTTTACGTGATGCACCAAATAGGTCACCCTTATGTGCGTAAGCACCCTTGTTATCACTATGACTGTAGGTTAAGTTAAAACCACCTAAAGTTGTAGTTGCGGCAATAACAGTACTTTCTTCACTACCAGCATCATAACGTGCTAGGCTGATATGTGCCGGTCCAACCTTACCGTGACCACTAAGTACTGTAACGTCTTGTGCCAGTCCCTGTGTGCGATCTACACCGAATCCCATATTTTTATTTACGGATAGTGTAGCAAAAGCAGCATCACTTAAGCGTAGGCCACGTAGGTTATGTACGTCACCTGCTAGTGAGCCATATACAGCACCGAATACATCACTGCCTGCGATAGTATTGAATAGGCCATGTGTGTTACGACCAAATGCTAAACCAGCCATACCAGTGTCAATACCTACAGTCATTTGACGATCACCAAGTTGTGTACCTGCTGTTCCCAATGTGTTATTACCAATACTGGTCTCAACAACTGCTGTTGCTGTCACTGAGCCGACTTTCTCTCGGGCTGTGATATTGATGTTGTTGGTTGGTTCTGTGGACACTGTAGTTGCGCTACGTGATCCAACTTCTGTACGATCGGCATAAGCGCCTACTTTACCACTCATTGTTACCTGTGCCTGTACAGCACCGGTAACGGCCATTAATGCTACTGCAAGAATAGTTTTCTTCATAAATTTTCCTTTTGTTAAAGTTCTGTTACACTCTGTAAGTGTATAATATATAGCAAAGAAGCCCTAAAGAGCAACTAAAACGAGCGAATTTTTGCCATTAACTGCTAGTTTAATAGGCTATTCTTGATATCTTCAACGGTCCACAACGCCATACTCTTATCGTATGCGTCGCCCACTAAACCCTCATTTATAATGAATTTTGGTTTAGGCAGGTTAAATGGAGCCGCTTCAAGATTCAACGGACGCCACTTTCCCATTTCTATATCATAAGTATTTAAGTGCTCTGGGAACGTGGTAGTCAATACGTATTTACAATCACTTAAACATATATTGTATAGGCTTTTGAACACTAAATCATTGGGGAAATGTACTAGACAATCTCGTATAAAGACTAGGTCAGCATAAGGAATAGCGCCATCTATAATGTCTAATTCTATAAAATTCACATCTGGATATTTAATTTGATTATCCTGTATAATTTCTGTAACAAGATCGGCTCCAGTATAATCTATACCTAATAGTGGTACTAGACGCATCCAATTAAAATCGCCACAGGGCAAATCTAGTACGCTAGTTATTTGAAATTCGTTGAATATATTGGGTAAATTTTCTATTAGCCTACGTGTCATTGCCACACTAGAGCCTGTGCCGCTACGACTTTCTTGATCCCGCCAATAATTATTATTATATATGTCTAAAAATATGTTTGTATAACTCATACGACCTCAAACAAATAAGTGGGGCCGAAGCCCCACTGGTTATTTAGTTACAAGGTTACCAACCCCGTGGAGTTTACGCCGCTAGGCGAATTTCTCCAAAGTAATCGTCGTTTGCGATTATTTAGTTTGCTAGGATAACGTCCTTCGCCTTTCGTGTTGTCCAGTCCTCTATCATACGCCAATCGATACCAATTCATCCCCCCTGTTTTGGAGATGCCCGGATTCGAACCGGGGTCTTGTTCGTTCTTCAATTTCCTTCATACAACAATTCTTAATTATATTTTATTTCATTAATATCAACAGAATAAACTTCTTCTACTGATCCTTGTTCTTCTATCAAATTTTTTAAATCATTTGCTAGTAATTCAACACTATTTTTATCATCAGCATCTACGGATACACATAACATTACACTATATTTTTTCATTTTTACCCTTTTTTCTCAATTAAATTGTAATGCCTACGTATAATAGGTCCTGCTGGGAGATTGACTTCCCAAGCACTCTCTGCTATCTCAGCACACTCTTCTGCTAATAACTCAGCAAAAAATTCTATTTCTTCAGTTAATTCTATACCTGCTCGATCAGCAACTTTACGTATATTCATAATGCACTTTTTAAAAGCCCAATGATAATACCTACCATTGGGATTAATAATAAACTAAGCCCAAAAATTAATATTAAAATGCCTAAATATTTCATTTGTAGAGTAGAGCGTTTTGTATTCTACTATTTGTACTACTTCGCAGAGCCTGTTTGAAGATGCTTCTGTACTCAGCCGAAGGAATTATATTCCCCCCTTTTGCTACAAATTTATTTAATCTTCTTAAATACATAACATGGTCATACAGATTTTTACACAGATTAATGAACCTAAACTACCAAATGAATACTCTATTTGGATTCCCTGTTTGAGGGTAAACAGCATATTAAGTGTTTGTCCTATACAAACTGATAGCGTATTTATTACACACTCCAATGCTGTCTATTACTATGAGGGAACCCTACGCAACAAACATATATATTGTATAGGGCCTATCACAGAAAGTCAACTACGAATGGATGGATATACTGTAACACGTTTGGCCGATCGTGCTCGTGATGTTGTCTTACCTGATGAGCCCATAACTTGGCTACACGGTGATACTTATAAAAGAGACTTTAGCGTAGAACCCAATGTCCAAGCACAACAAACCTATGAGACTACGGTAGATTATACTGCTGTAGATCGTGCTATTCATTTACAGGCCAAATTTGTCTATATCTACAGTCCCAAAGTACTCAAGGCTTTTGAAGAAAGGATATCTGGCACATATTTACATTTGAATTGTACAGATAGTTGTAGCCCAAATAGTGAACTATGGCGAAGTATTACCAGGTTCTATCCCACCGACAATAAATACGAATAACATGCCCTAGGACCGTTAGGGTTATGTGGCTCACCCCCGAGCCTCAGCAAGGGACTCGCTACCCCTTTGTTGTAAATGGGGGCCTTAGGAGTCAATATGAAACTACTACTAGCGGGCCTCTTCTTACTACCCACTGTAGTATTGGCTCAACAAAACATTCCCCTTAATACCACTAACAAGCCTATAAGTTGCGGTGATGCCAAGGCCATATTTGCCGAACTACAACGTGTAGGTGAAAATCCCGTATGGTATGGTAATGTGGAAAATCCTCAAAGTGTAATGAGTTTATGGATCAGCAAAGAAAATAATACTTGGACTGTGTTACAGAGTGGACAAACCAAGGCCTGCGTTATTGATGTGGGTGTAGGTAATGTATTTTCTGCTGATCTAGTGCAGGGAAAATAGTTATTCTTTACACATGGGTTTGATACCATTCATGGTAATACCCATCTTTTGCCAAGAGTCTATATCACCCATCATGAAATAGGGTAAGTACCAAAATAGTAGGAAAAATTTGACCTGAATATCTAATAATTGATTCATTAGGCTATGAAGACCTGAGGAGCCAATTCTCTTGATTGTTTTGCATTTGCTCTACAGATAGTTCCTTGATTAGCCTTTTTCATATTGTTAGCAAATTCTTGACCAGTGATAATATATTGATAAGTCTTAACGCCTAGTGCCAAAAGACCATCCCATTGACCATGTTCTTTATACACATCAAACACAGTGGCTTGCCATAAATTTCTAAATCCTGGACGGCCAAACGATTTAACAATAGCAGGAATTGGCCCGCCAAACCAACATTCACATGCTGCTTCAATAAAAGGTTTAGCAAGTGTAGGTTCTGGAAAAGGTTGCTCTCCATCTAATACACTAAACGCACTCATATTCATTTTTGCAAGAATTTGTAGCATGGGTTTTTGATTCAATGGCATATCCCATATACGACCTGCTTTTCCACTGCCTCTACTGGCTTTTACTTCAACTTTTTTACCGTTGATAACAATATCACCTGGGCTACCGTATGTAACATTAGGACTTAAAATAGCCAATGCCGCTTCACCTGGACCTGCATCGCCTTTACCACTGAATTCTTGAAATATTTTATTAAACAACTTCTTGGCAAAAGGATCAACTACAATACTGTCTAATGTTGCTGGGCCACCCATACCTTGTTCAGGTGCAAGTGCTTCAGTATTAATAGGGTCAAATTGTGGGTCTACAAACTTTCCAATGAATTCTTTAACTTCTGGAGCAGATCCTAGAGTTGGTATTGATGTGACTAACCATTTAACTGCTTTAATAGCATCTGCATCACCTCTATTTTTAATATATTTTTCTAGTCTATTGCCTAATGGTTCATTGACAATTCGTTTATAAACATCATTAAAAATAGGGTCATCATCAGGCATTTTGTTTAAAGACCTAACCACCATACTTTTTATTTTAGGGTCTTCGGTAAGAAATTCATTGGCTCTCATAAAATTATTTATCTTAACTCAGGGAACAAACATTCTTGAATAAACACCCTAACATCCTCCTCATTTAGCCCCAAACTGGTCATCACCTTGGGTGTATGAGGGTTCATTTTTTGGTTGTGTGCGCAAAAATTCTGTGCTTCTCTACTGTCACCTTGTCCATTAGTTTCACCTACATTGGCAAGATAGTGCTCTACCCCTGTACGAGCCATACTAAAGATTTGATCTAGTTCGTGTTCGTCCTGTACATTTCCAGCAGCCACCATACTCTTGCTGAATATACGCTGGGCCCAATCTGGGAGTGCCCTTTCCTTGCGCCATTCCATTTTATTTACTTCGTGCTCAAACCACTCTAACATAGGATGATCTCGTCTAGTAGTTGGGCTGAAGTCATAAAAACAGCCGGTGATTTTATTCTTACCGGCTATTACATCAAAACCAAATATGGGGGCTGGGTTATGTGTATGTGGAAATACGCAACAATGCATCATCCACAAACCTTTTTTCTCTCTAGCATCTACTACATCTACGTGAGCACGACGATAGTTTTTGCTAGTCCAAACACGGTTGACCCAACCTGGTTGGTTAAATCTATCCATGCCTTCTTCAAATACTTCTGTGCCAGTACGAGTGAAATTATCTTCTAATAAATGCTGTACATTGATTAGACTATCCCAAACCTTACTCTCCATTGTATAAATCCCTCATCATCTTAATGGCCCATTCGAAGGCCACACGAGCCTCATCACCTAGGTCGTCTGTGAGTGTGATACGAATAGCTGTCTTCATAGCATCAGCGTTCTCGAAATCATAGAACTTGCCTTGGCTGATATGTGCCACTTGTTTTTTAATGATCTGGCCTCCGAAAAGATCGCCCATATGGCGACAATATAGATGTGCCTTGATAAGGTGCTTGCGGAATTCATCATTGCCCAATTTATGTAGGTATGCCTGATACTCCAAAGTCGCTGGAGTTAGATAACAATAACTACCATCATCTAGTTCTTGGAAGTCAGCATAGATTGCCTTGAGGCGTGGTAGATTTGGCATGCTTACAAGGAAACCTTGGCGTTGGCAATACCATTCTATGGGATCATAGATCGCCAGTAGATTATACAGATAGTTTCTGTAGTCTTCTTTCTTGATTTTTCCGCTTAGTAACATCTTGGCGAATTTAGTTGTTTCTGCTTCGTGATGTAGATCTTTAGTAATTTCTCTTAAACTCATAAAAAACCTCCTAAGCATATTTACTTAGGAGGCAAAAATACAGGATTTTTTTATTCTTCTTCTAATTTAATTTGTAACGGAAATCCATTAGCCCTTGCTAAGTTCGTAGTTTCAATTGCTTTTATTTCAGCAATCTCAAAACTATATGTACCTGCAACCCCACTACCTTTTTCATGAATATGAAGAGTAATATCTTTTGAAGTTTCTAAAGAATGCTTGTAGATTTCAATTAACACACTAATAACAAACTCCATAGGAGTTTGATCATCATTAATAAAAATTACATTCCATTTTTTAGGTTCTCGTATTTCAATTTTTACTCGTTCATCAATTTGAACATCTGTAGTAATTTCTGTATCTACCGCCATTTTAGACTCCATTCAAATAATGGGGGAGTTTCCTCCCCCGAGGGGTTAACTTTCTTTAATTTGAATCTTTCTTGGCAAGAGCGCTTCAGGAATGATTCTTTCAATTACGATAGTCAATAGACCATTTTTAATTTCAGCAGATTTAACTTCCATATGCTCTGAAAGCGCAAATGTGCGTTCAAAGTTACGTAGAGCCAAACCTCTGTGCAAAGTTTCAACATCCTCATCATAGGTTACAGATTTTTTTTGTCCTGTTATGATAAGTTGATCTTGATCTAGGCTAACATCAATCTCACTACGTTCAAAGCCTGCTACTGCTAATGTAATAGTGTAAACATCACCTTGACGTTCTAGATTAAAAGGTGGGTAGTTGTTGTTAAGACTATTGGCCCAACTACGTTCCATGGTGTTAAAAATACGATCAAAACCGATAAGCGCTTTATTTAAAGCCGCTGTATCCATTCTAGCTAATTGTGTTTGTGTCATTTAAATTTCTCCTTAGTTAAGCAAGATTAAAAGTGGCCTCACCCGAGCACCACTTGACTATTTATAAGCACGTTAGGCTGCATCTTTAACTTCTTTAAAATCTACATCAGTAACGTCCTTATCTTTTTGTTGACTTTGGTTTTCCTTGGCCTTGTAGATAACTTGTGCAGCCACCACAAGGTCACTAACTTTTTGAGTTATTGACTCTTTATTACCTGTGGCTAATTCAGCCATTACTGCTGTAATGGCTGACTCAATGTTATCTTTTTCAGTTTGGGATAACTTAGTGTCAACCTCTTTCAAATCCTTGCGGATCTGATAGACTTGTGTGTCAACCTGATTACGCAAGTCAACAATGTCACGTTGTTTGCGATCTTCCTCAGCATTTGCTTCGGCTTCACGAATCATCTTTTCAATTTGATCCTTACTAAGTCCGCTATCACTCTTAATGGTAATTTTATTTTCTTTACCTGTAGTTTTATCCTTAGCACTAATCTTCATAATACCATTTGCATCAATATCAAAAGTAACTTCAATTTGTGGCATACCTCTTGGCTGTGGTTGAATGCCCTCTAAATTAAATTCACCAAGTAATTTGTTATCCCTAACAAATTCACGTTCACCTTGAAATACCTTAATAGTTACTGCTGGCTGATTATCATCCGCAGTACTAAATGATTGGCTAGCCTTGGTTGGAATGGTAGTATTCTTTTGAATAATCTTAGTCATTACACCACCTAATGTTTCAATACCCAAACTCAGTGGGGTAACATCAAGTAGTAATACATCATTACGCTCACCGCTTAGTACAGCACCTTGTACAGCGGCACCTACTGCTACTGCTTCATCTGGGTTAACATCTTTGCGTGGCGATTTACCAAATAGTTTTTCAACAGCATCCTGTACCTTAGGCATACGTGTCATACCACCAACAAGAATGATCTCGTCAATATCTGCTGGTGTTATATGAGCATCTTTCATAGCAGTTCGACAAGGAGTAATACTACGCTCAATTAAATCCTCAACTAAACTTTCTAATTTGGCACGAGTTAATTTTAAATTTAAATGCTTTGGACCGCTAGCATCAGCAGTAACATAGGGTAGATTAATATCAGTTTGTTGGCTACTTGATAATTCAATTTTTGCCTTTTCAGCAGCCTCTTTAAGACGTTGTAGAGCCAAAACATCTTTGGTAAGATCAATACCTTGATCCATCTTAAATGTATCAACTAGATAGTCCATGATTCGTTGATCAAAATCTTCGCCACCTAGAAATGTATCTCCATTTGTACTTAATACTTCAATCTGCTTGTCACCATCTAAGTTGGCTATTTCAATAATACTGATGTCAAAAGTTCCACCACCCAAATCATATACTGCGACCTTACGATCTTTTTTATCTGTCTTATCAACTCCATAGGCTAGAGCAGCAGCAGTTGGTTCGTTGATAATACGCAATACTTCAAGACCTGCAATTTTTCCTGCGTCTTTTGTAGCCTGACGTTGGCTATCATTAAAGTACGCTGGCACTGTAATTACGGCTTGTGTGACTTCATAGCCCAAATAATCTTCAGCAGTCTTTTTCATTTTGCGTAGGACTTCTGCTGAAATTTGAGGTGGTGCAAGTTCTTTACCTTGTGCTCTTACCCAAGCATCTCCATTATTACTTTCAAAGATTTCGTAGGGCATGAGATCAATGTCTTTTTGTACAGCCTCTTCTTTAAACCTACGTCCAATTAGACGTTTGGCTGCATATACTGTATTTTTTGGATTTGTAATTGCTTGACGTTTGGCACTAGCACCTACAAGGATTTCATTATCAGTGTAGGCTACAATACTAGGAGTAGTACGAGCGCCTTCGCTGTTTTCTATTACACGGGAATTGCCGCCTTCGATAATAGCGACACAACTATTAGTAGTACCGAGATCGATACCGATTACCTTACTCATATTGTTATCTCCTTAAATTAAGCAAGAATTAAATGGTCTTATTTAAGCACCAATGGTATTTATACATTAATCAAATTTTCTACCAAGTTTTTTAAACATATTTTGCACTCCTATGGCCTGTCGAACAGCATCTTCTAAAGCATGATGTTTGTTGGCTTGAGGCATTTCTGGATCATAGCCTAAATCAAACAATGTGCGTGTGTCTCTTACTTGCCAAAAATTCCATGGGTATGGTTTACCCAATTGTCTAAAATAGTGTTCTAAGATGATGATATCAAATGTGCTACCATGGCTCCAAAAGTGAGTAGATCCCATACAGAACTTATAGAAGCCATCCATAACTTCTCTAATGTCTACTCTACCTTCTGGGTTGAATGCTTCTTCTTGAACTTCTTTATCTTGTTTACTCCACCACTCTATAGTATTATCATCAATAAAACTATCTAATCCTTCAAGGCTTTCTAATTCTATTCTATGATAAAAATCATCGTAGATTTCAGAACTATTAGGATCAAAGGTTACTGCACCAATACTAAGCATAGCAGCATTAGGTGTAGTTGCCAAAGTTTCCAAATCAACCATTAAATGTTTAGCCATGGATATAATATATTAGATTTTTTAGAATTAGTAAAGTTTTTTTGGTAATTGTTCTTTTTCTAATTTTTTCTTATATCGGTTCACAGCAGCACCAAACTTTCGTTTACGTTTTGTAGTTGGTTTTTCA